AATACAAAGCACCTCTGGTAATAATGTTGTTATTGCAGATGGTTTAACACTTACTGATGGTAACCTTGTAGTAGCTAGTGGTCATGGAATAGATTTTAGTGCATCTGCTGATGGTGCAAGTTCACCTACTGTTTCAAATGAGGTTTTGAGTGATTATGAAGAAGGCACATGGACACCCGGTCTTTCAGCTTTAGGTGATTCAGGAAGTACCATAGACGCAGCAGATTATACAAGAGTTGGAAGAATAGTACACCTATTTTTTAATATTACCATTGTATCTACTTCTGATACTTCACCTATTCAGATTAGTGGGTTACCTTTTGATGGCGATGGTAATAAAATACAAACTCAACCCAATCCTTTCAACAATTTAGGAGCTGGTGACCTTGTACCTTACGTTCAAGGCACATCAATATTTATTGGTAAATCTGATACTTTTGCTGACACTACTTATGCAAATGCATCTGGTAAATATATAAGAGGTAATATTACTTACCAAATAATATAAAGGAATACTCTAGTAGATTGCTAGAGTTGGAAGCCGAATAGGAGAAACAATATGGCAAATGGTGATATAACCAAAGAAACAGAATATGATAAAATTGAAATAGTAAACACATGGACTATACAAGTTCGTCAAGTAACAAAGATTATGGAAGAACAATCGGATGGTTCTAAAAAAGAAATAAGTAGAGCATTTAATCGTCATTCGTTGCAACCATTTACTTCATCAAAAAGTGGTGATTCGTGGACACATACAGACATAGATATAAGTGGTGAAGATGCTTCTGTACAAGCAATCTGTAATACAGCTTGGACAGATGATGTAAAGACAGCATACAAAACATTTAGAGAAAGCCAGAGTACATAATGAGCAGAGCAAGAACATTCGCAGATTTAGCAACAGCATCTGAAGAGGGTAGTTTAAGTAATCGTAATCTAGTTATCAATGGTGATATGGCTGTTGCACAAAGAGGAACAAGTACATCTAGTGTAACGTCATCTGGTTACTATGCGTGTGACAGATGGAAACTTCTTGATAATTCTGATGCCACGCTTACAATATCTCAAGCAACAGATTTACCATCAGGTCAAGGTTTTAATAATAGTTTTAAAATAGATGTAACAACTGCTGACTCAAGTGTAGGAGCAGGACAGTATGCAATAGTAAGACAATGTTTTGAAGGTCAATTTTTACAAAGGTTACAAAAAGGTTTTTCAACAGCTAAATCAAGTACAGTTTCTTTTTGGGTAAAATCAGGATTAACAGGAACACATATATGTAGATTGTATGACCACGATAATTCAAGACAAATATCTAAATCGTATACAGTAAATGCAGCAGATACTTGGGAGCATAAAACAATTACCTTTGCAGGTGATACATCAACAGGTGACCCATTAGATAATGATAATGCACAAAGCATGACATTAGATTTTTGGTTACTTGCTGGTTCTAATTTTACAAGTGGTTCGTTACAAACTACTTGGGCTGATGATACTGCTGCAAATTCTGCTGTAGGGCAAGTAAATGTTTTGGGTAATGCAAGTTATAATTGGTTAATAACAGGTGTTCAACTAGAATTAGGAGAGGTTGCTACACCTTTTGAACATGAAAGTTTTGGAGATAATTTAGCTAGATGCCAAAGGTATTTTTATGCTCCTGTACCAAAAGGTTCAGCAACTAGTTATTTTTCAAATGGTTGGCAATATAATGCTAGTTTACTGATAGGATTTCTATATCACCCAGTAGAAATGAGAGCAAATCCAACATTAACTTCTTCAGATGGCACAAACGATTTTCAATTTATACGAAACGCTGATGGTGATTATTTTAATGATGTTTCTTTAAATACAACTAATACAAAAGTAACTACAGTTATAAATAATACAGATATAGATGGTTCAACAGGTAATGTAGGAGGTTTGTATATAATTGATACCACTAACGCTTTTATTTATTTAAGTGCAGAATTATAGGAATTATTATGAATGAAAAAATGACAATCACAAATGCAAAATATCACAAAGATATAGCAACAAATAAAATAAGCTGTATTCATTGTACAATAGACGGACAAAAAATGGGTGTTCCAATAGATGAAGCTAATACAGACTACGCTGAAATCAAACGACAAGTTGATGCAGGTGAACTTACAATAGAGGATGCAGACTAATGGCAATAACAACCATAGACGCAACCACTGCTTTAAGTAATAATGGAATAACCCTTTTAAACACAACTACAGTTTCTTCTGCTGTAGCAAATGTAACTTTTAGTTCGTCTTTAATAACTGATACATACATGGATTATAAAATTGTTTTTAGAAATGTTAGTTGTGCAACTGATAGTCAAGACCTTTATCTTCAGCCATCAATTGATAATGGTTCTAACTACAATCTAACGATTGAACAGAAAAAAATGTACCATGAATTAAAAAATACAACAGCAGCTGGTACTGCAACATCTCCTAATGATGAAAGTCGTTTTTATATAATGGCTGCACTTTCAAATGTAACAAGCGAAGGAACTAATGGAGTTATTGAACTTGTGGGTTTAAGACAGACTACTACAACTCATAAAGGAATATTTTGGAACTCAATGGGTGGTATTTCAATATCTACTGGTCACGATAGTGGTAATGATTATTGGTGGAATGGTGGTGGGAAAATAATAACTTCATCTAAAGTAAATAATTTAAAGTTAGTTATGGAAAGTGGCAATATTTCTCAAGGCACATTTAGTTTATATGGGATAAAATCAGCATGAAAAAATTAGTTGATGGTGTAGAAATTACTATGACTTCTGAGGAAGTTAAAGAAAGACAGGCTGAAGAAAAAGCAAACTTAGAAGGTACGTTAGTGCAAAGAATGGCTCTTCTTAGAAACAAAAGAAATATCCTATTAGCTCAAACAGATTGGATGGGTAGTTCTGATTTTACTATGAGTAACGATTGGAAAACATACAGACAAGCATTGCGAGATATTACTAAAACAGAGCCAGTAGATATGGCTTTAAGCAATATTACATTTCCAACTAAACCGAGTTAATTATGTTAGGCTTTAGTGCTTTTTCTCAAACACCCTTTTCTGCATCAGGCGATGTAGAAATTTCTGTAGCAGGTGTAGTAGGTACAACTGCTCTTAATACATTTACTGTAACGGCAGGGTCTTCATTAACATTAACAGGTGTAGGTGCAACATTTTCTATAGGAACTGTAACACCTAGTGTTATAGAAGTTGCTGACGATGTATCTGCTACCTTTTCTGTAGGTACAGTTACTCTAACAGCTAACGCAGACTTTACATTATCAGGTGCTAGTAGTACACCTGCAATAGGATTATTAACTGCTTCAGGTGTTCAGTTTGACTTTGAAGCAGTCAAAGATCAATTTGATATATCAAGAGTTGTGTATGTTAAAGCAAAAAGTACATCAGATGAAAGAACAGTAAACGTAAAAGAAGAAATAAGATTAACATTTGTAGCAAGACAATCATCATCGGATGATAGAACAATAAGAATAGCAGCGTAAAGGAGTTATATTAAATGTCATTCAGATGGCCCATTAAAGACCCTGATGAACAGTTAGATTATAGTGTAGATTGGTCTAGGTTTTTAGGAACAGCAACTATAAGTAGTGTTGCATGGTCTGTAAAATCAACTGAATACTCAACTGAGACTACTCTTGGTAGTGGACAAACTTTGGCTACTGCATCTAGTAGTGCAACTTCTGATACCATACAAAACATATCCCAAACTAATACAACAACTGTTGCAACAATAAATATTGCAGGTGGTACTGCAAATAGAGAGTACACATTCTTTTGCTCTATGACTGATAGTACAGGCAGTACAGCAAAGAGAAGTGTAAAGATAGCTGTGAGAGATAAATAATGGCATACAATTTTTTAAGTATAGTAAATGATGTAAATAGAAGATTAAACGAAGTAGAGTTATCATCTACTAACTTTGCTACTGCATCAGGTTTTTATAACCTAGCTAAAGATGCAGTCAATGCTTCTATAAGATATGTTAATCAATCAGAATATGAATGGCCCTATAACCACGTACTTCAAGAAGATACACTAACAGCTAGTACAGGTAGATACCCATTTCCTGATGATTCAAAAACAATTAACTTTAGAAGTTTTAGAATAAAAGAAAACAGTACACTAGGTAATCAGACTATGAAGTTAAAAGAACTTGCATATAATGAATACCTAGAAAAGTACGTAGATCAAGAGTATAAAGCAGAGCCTACAAAAGGTGTACCTAGGTTTATTATATGTGCTCCATCATTAGAATATATAGTACAACCTTTACCTGACAAGGCATATGAATTAGTTTATGAATACTACAGAATAGCTGTAGAATTAGAGAACCATAATGATGTACCAAACGTACCTGAAAGATTTAAACATATTATAGTTGATGGTGCAATGCACTATGCCTATTTATTTAGAGGTAATACACAGGATGCTGTGGTAGCAAAAGAAAAGTTTGACGAAGGTATTAAGCATATGCGTTCTCTATTAATTAATAATAACTACATATATGTTAGATCATATATGACACCTAGTTCTAGTGGTAGAGGTAGGGTTGGAACATCACTAACAACATCAGGTTCATCATTGGATTCTTTATAAATGCCGACTACATGGAAAACATATCCCTTAGAGTTTAAAGGTGGGTTAGTATCTAACCTGTCTCCACTACAGCATGGTATGCAACTTCCTAACTCAGCAAGAGTGTTAAGTAACTTTGAACCATCTGTTCAAGGTGGCTTTAGAAGAATAGAAGGTTTTAAAAAGTTTGATGATAATCAAGTACCACCATATGGTGAACCTAAAATACATGGAACAGTTAGTTCAGGTGGTACTATAGTTTTAGGTAATATGTTTGCATCTCCAAGTGCAGATGATACATTTACAGTAGCAGGTAACGCACAAGTATATACTGTCTCTTCTGTAGATACAACGGATTTAACTGCTAATAAAAGAGTTACAGTTAATTTTACACCTAATCTTGTGGCTACTGCAACAGATCAAGTAGCCGTCACTTTTGTAACAGGGTCAGGAGATATAGAAGGTGTAGCATCTTTTGAAGATACAGTTATTGTAGCAAGAGGTGGTAACTTATTTAGATCAGCAGGTTCTGCATCTAATTGGACTAGAATAAACATACCTGTATATGGAACAGTACTAGTTAATGGTGGATCACAGTCAGGTACTACATTAGCTATAGATGCACTAACTGCTGCACCTCAAGCAGGTGATACATTTACTATAGCTAACGTAGCTAAAGTATATACAGTAACAGCAGATGCAACTGTATCGTCAGGTGGGTCAACTATAAATATTAATCCTGCTCTTGCAAGTGCTCCTGCTGATGATGCTGTTGTAACATTTTTATCTTCTGATAGATCATTAATGTCAAAGCATAGGTTTAGTACATTTAACTTTAATGGAACAGAAACTTTAGTAGGTGTAGATGAAATTAATAAACCCTTTACGTTTAATGGTTCTGTGTTTAATTCAATGGATAATGCACCTTCAGATGTAATTGGAGCAACCCATGTAGCAAACTTTAAAAATCATATAATGTTTGCAAAAGGTTCTAATATAGTGTATACTGCATTATTTAGTTCAGATGATTTTACTGCTGCATCAGGTGCAGGATCAATTAATGTAGGCGATATAATTACAGGTATCGTTGTATTTAGAGAACAGCTAATTATATTTAGTGAGAGAAGAATACAAAGACTTGTAGGTTCATCAGAAGCAGACTTTCAATTACAACCTATTACAATGGACATTGGGTGTGTTGCACCTGATACAATACAGGAAATAGGTGGTGACATTTTATTCTTAGGACCTGATGGTATAAGATCATTAAGTGCTACGGATAAGATCGGTGACTTTGGTTTAGCTGTTACGTCTAAACAAATACAGGATGAAGTAACAAACTTTGTAAATAGAAACACATCGTTTTCAAGTTTAGTTATTAGAGAAAAAAGTCAGTATAGAATATTTGGTTTTAATCGTAGTATTACTGCAACATCTGCACAAGGTTTACTCGCTACACAACTACAAGAAAGTTTAGCATGGGGTGAGCTTAGAGGTATAAGAGCATTTGTAGCAGACAGTAATTACAACGGCACATCTGAATTAATTGTGTTTGCACATACAGATGGTTATGTGTATAAGATGGAAGATGGTAATAGTTTTGATGGAAGTAATATAATATCTACATTTGCTACACCTTTCTTTCCAATTAGTGATCCAAGAATACGTAAATCTTTTTATAAGATGTTTTTGTTTACAGACCCACAGGGTAGTTTTAATTCAAACTTTTCATTAAAATATGACTTTGCTGACCCTGCTGTTATACAACCTGCAACTAAAACAATATCTAATACATCAGTTGCAAGTGAACAGGCTATCTATGGTAATGTACAGTTTGCACATGGTGGTTTAGTAAACAACGGAAGCGACTACAGTTCAGGTGTTACTACTATTGCAGTAGACAACTTATCTACATCTAACTTAATTGCAGGTGATACATTTATAATTGCAGGTCAAGGAACAGGATCAGGTGCTAGTTTTACACACACAGTATTTACACTATCATCTACACCATCTATAACAAGCAGTGCAGGTAACTTTACTTTTAGTCCTGCAACACCTTCTAGTTTAAATGATAATACAAAGTTAGCATTTAAAACAGTAAACTCTGTAGGTTCTTCAACATATGGTGGCGAAAGTTTAAAAAGTATATTTGAAGAACAAACTACAGGATCAGGATTTACAGCATCCTTACAATTTGGATCAGAGTCAACAGATGCTCCATACTCATTAGATGCTGTAACATTAGAATACGCAGAACATACACATTCATAGGATTTATTATGGCAGGTTACTCAAGAACAGATACAACAAATAATATTGCAGATGGTAATATTATTAATGCTTCAGACTTTGACGGAGAGTTTGATGCAATAGCTACAGCATTTGGAACATCAGGACATACCCACGATGGTACATCAGAAAATGGTGGTGCTGTAACTAAGATAGGTCCTGCTCAAGACCTCGTAGTTTCAGCTACTCTTGTTACACCAAAAACAACCGACACATTAAGTATAGGTACAGATTCTCTAGAGTTTAAAGATATTTATATAGATGGTACAGCCTATATTGATGGGCTAGGCAGAGATATACTTGTAGCTACTGATAAGAAGATACAATTTCACGACACTGCTATATTTATACACGCATCAACAAATGGTCAATTAGACATTGATGCTGATACAACAGTACAAATAAATACAGCAACGCTTGACATTGATGCAAGTTCTGAAGTTAATATATCAGGTGCTACAACAATAGGTGGTATTATAACTGCAACAACAGGAACACATTCTTTAGGTGCAACAAGTTTTAATGATAATGCTATAACTAATGTTGGAGATATACAACTAGACTCTATAACAGGAGATGGTGATACAGATACATCAATTACTTTCTCAGGTAGTAATATAATAACAATAGCAACAGGTGGTTCAAATAGATTAACAATAGCAGATGGTGCATTATCTCCTGTAACAACTAATCAAATAGATTTAGGAACAGCATCATTAGAATATAAGAATGCTTTCTTTGATGGTACAGTTACAACAGATGCACTTGTAGCAGATACAGCAGATATAGATGCAGGTACGATTGATGGTGTTACACTTGGTACAAACAGTGCTATAACACAGGCTGTCATAGATAATGTTAATATTAATGGTGCACAGATTGGACATACAGATGATACAGATTTAGTGACACTTGCTGATCAAGCTGTAACAATTGCAGGATCATTAACTTTATCAGGTGGTTTAACAGTTAATGGTACAACTACAACTGTAGCGACAACTAATACTGTTGCAACTGATTCGTTAATAGAATTAGCAAATGGCACAAGTGGATCACCCTCTAATGAT